GGAAGGCCCACTTTTGGAGGTAGCGCCGCGTCGATCCATTGATGGTCCGATTGACGACGTAATAGACGTGATCCTCAGAATCACCATCATCTCCAGGCAGAACCGCAACATCCTCGACATCGCCGTCGGTTTCAACATCCACCCAGCAAGTCACTTGCTCGGCTGCGTCAAAGACCAGAAGCGCCGCGGTCCCATCGGACCGCACGCAGTGAATCCGGGTATCGGGTTGCCTCTGAACCGCAATCCGCGTGATCTCGGGTTGCCCGATCTCCGGGATGATTTCGCACAGGTTTGAAGCCGTGTAGTCGAACGTGACCTGATTCGACGTCAGGGCCAGGGTATAGACCCGCGTTCCCCCGCGCTGAACATAGACTCCCTGCGAGTCGATCGCGACAGCGCGAACAGCCGCGCTTCCCTGCGTCGAGGCCTTCTTTGGGTTGAAGTTGCTTGGCGTCAAAGGCCCATCAAGGGAGTCAGATCGGCAGGAATACTCGGCACATTGGCCCCCTACCATCAAGCGTTGAAGGGAAAGAATCCAGTTGATCGTATCGACCTGGCCACCGGGCAGCGTCCGATTGATCGGCCCTGAATCGCCTTCCGTTTCTGGATCGAATGACGAAAACGCATCCGACACGGACCCGACCATTGAATCCTTGCCGCCCCACCACAGGCGACCGCCGTCAAACCCAACCGCAGACGGCCATCCGCGATAATCGGACCATTGGCCTTCCTCCCAATCCGCAGTAGCAGTCAGAGAACCGAAGTCGGTAATGATCTCGATATCCACCACCGCCGAGGACGTGAATCCGGTCACCCGGCAAACCCCGCGAATGGATCCGGTGGAGATGGTCAGTCTGGCCGCCGTGGTGCCGCCGGCATAGACGGAGCACAGCAGTCGGTAATAGACAATCTGGTTGTCCAGTCCGTCGGTGTAGCTCTCCGTGGTATCGGCAGTCCATGACTTCGTGGCCACCGCCGCCCATGTCGTGTCGTCGAAGGACCGCTGAAGAATTACCGTGTTTCCGGTAGCCGTCAATCCAGTCAGGACGATCGTAAATGCGCGGTCTGTCGTGACACCGGTAACCTCGACCGAGGCCGTTGCGTCGTTGAGCGCCCCCATCGACTTCGATACCGATTGCCCGGTTGAAGTCACGGCAAACAGCGCGCCGACGTGCGTCGATCGGAAGAAGGGAATCGAGCTTGTCAGGGTTGAGTTTCCAGACAGCGCGGCCGATACCATGGTGCCCGGCCCGGTATTCAGAACGCGGAAAGGCCCATCATCGGATTGATAGACCACAACAGACCATGAACGAGTCGCGCGCCGCTCAATCCGGCGCTGCTGCTTTCCCGAGCATGCGCAGAAAATCACGTCGGCAGACTGATCCACCCGAACCAGTCCAAGATCGGAAGCCGTCCATGGTGTAGTGATTTCCATGACTCCAGCGGCTTCGATGTTGCACGAAGTCACCAGCACCTGGCGCTTGTGCCGGCTCATGAACCGGATGTAGAGGTCTCCCGTAGGCGTCACCGCAAGGGAATGAGTACCAGTCTCAAGCGTGGTTTCGGTGATGTACTCGTCGCCCCCGGACGTAGAACCAACACGGAGCGTTACCGGCCCGCGCTGAATGATGATCCGCAATCCATGCTCGACGTTCTGATCCGCAGCCGCGACGGTGATGGTCTGATCCCTGATGGCGGCATTCGTTCCGGTTCCGGTTAGGCCCATGTAGCCACCAGTGACCCACGCTGATGTCGCTCCGGCCTGGTCGCTGTCTGTCCAGTCGTTCAGGTTCGTCGTGAAGTCGCCATTTACCGTTACCGTCGAGACTGCGGAGCGGGTAATCAGGGCATCGCTGACCCATACCCGCATGACTAGGGCTGTCAGTTCGAGCAAGGCTTTATCGGACACGCTGAAGATGAATTCGAGAAACTTCGCCGCGGCGTTCGACTTGGTTGCGCCTTTGTACCCCAGACCCGGCCGGATAGACATTGACCCGAGGACGGTCGGAATCCAGTTGGTCTGAGTCTCGGCCGACATGGCTATCCGTTTCACGTCCTGCCGCGAAAGGCCCAAACGCGAGACGCGGCCTCTGTTGAAAGACAGCAGGGGCGACGTTCTGGTCGCCATGACTACCCGATCAGCGAGTTTTGATTGCCGCCGTCAAAGCCTGAACGGCTACCCGATCGCCCACCGTTACGGGCGCGGCCCCAGCTACCCTGCGGCATGAACCGCGTAGGCTCGGAGATGGCGTCACGGTTTCGGGCATTTTCGAGAGCGCGGTCAAGCAGGCCGGTTCTCGGCGTCAGCAAAGTCACTGCCCGCGGGGAATCAATCGCCGCCACCTTGCCAATGATCTTCGCCGCGAAGTAGTGCTTGACGTACTCGGTGAAGGTCGGCGGCCACAAGGCGAGATTCCCGCCATAGCCGGAATCGTTGCTGACGAACTTGACGTAGATTTCGTCCAGATCAGAATAGAGAATGCCGGCCTCGTCGGTGTATTGCAGCAGCGGGGTCCGGTAGTACTCGTCCTGGCAGACGGCAGAAGTCAGCAGCCAATCCGTCGATTTCTCGAATGCCCGGCGCAGGCCGAATTCTGGCGTGATGCTGGCGCTGTAATCCAACTTCTGCGCGCGCATGGCAAACCGCCACTGAGCTTCAGACAGGCAGGTATCGACCCCGCCATCGTTCCAGACGTTATCCAGAAGATGGCGGGATTCGACGTTCTCGGACAGGCTCGCGAGTTGGCGGACGCCACAAATAAGCAGCGCGCCATTCATCAATTTAAGCCTGCTGGTTGCCATCAGATACCAGCCTTGATCCGCCCGGCCAGCCAGGCGTAAGCGCCTTCCTTGCTCGCCTCGCCGTCATGGATCATTTCCTGATCGGAAACACGGATCACGCAGAACTTGCGATGCGGACCCTTCCATTCAACGGCGAATTCCTGCAGCTTGGCCTGAGTCACGGAGACGTCGGGAGTCGTCAGCATGTGCTTGGACAGCATGTGCGTGCGCGTCCAGCGGCGGGACGACTCCAGAACGATGTACTCGGCGTACCATTCGCCACGATCGCCGCGGGCCTCGATCTTGTCGAACGGCTTGAACTTCTCGGCGACGTGCGTCCAGTAGGACGGATTCAGCAGGTCTTCCGGCTGCGTTTCTTCGTGCGTTGTGCAGGTATAGACGGTGCGCTCGAACTCGCATTCCTTCATTCGTGCGGGGTTCAGTTCCTGAATGGCGCGCTTTTCCGAGACCGGCGCCGGATCGTTATTGGCGACCGGCGTACTCGCCGACTTGCTTTCGGTGACTTCGGACATTGTGTTCCCTCCTCAAGTGTAAAAAGCCGAGGGCCGAAGCCCCCGGAAGCTGCGGTGGATCAGGTGCTGGAAATGAAGCTGAACGTGCTCAGTTGCGTGCCGCCGCCAGTCGAACTGACGGACGACACCATGCCGAGGTACAGCGTGCCGGACGATGCGACTGTCGAGGTCTGCGCGGCAACGATAACGACGTCACCTTGCTTCATGCCCAACTCGTAGCCGTCAGTGAAATAGCCGGCGACGAAAGGCCCGGTCGAGGTATCGGTCGTGCTGAACAGCCACAACTTCGACCCGACCGGGGTAGTGGTGGAACCCGAACGACCACCGCCCATTGCAGCAGCGAGGATGACGGGAGGAAAGGCGGCGCTGGTTGCCGCGGTCGTGCCAGAGTAGGCCATTTTGATTCTCCTTCAAAAAAGATTGGATTTGGTTCGGTTCTGGTTGCCGGAAAGAATCTGCAGGTTGCTATGAACATGAAGGCCGGAAACAACGGGGCTACGCAACGGAATAACGTGATCGACCTCAGGATCAAGCTCGGGCCAAGTCGTCCTTGCTAGCTTGGCGGCGCGATAGATCAAGCAAAGAGCCTCGCGATCCACCCATCTTGGAGTGCGTTTCAGCTTATCGGCATGGCGACGCATCTGCATTTCATTCACGTCGCCCGCCTTACGCTTTCTCCATGCCGCTTTGGTTGCTACCACCCTTTCCATGTTGGCGTCTCTCCATGCCCGCGTAGCTGCTGCGAGCTTTTCTGGATTAGCCTTTCTCCAGGCGGCGAACTTTTGACTTCTTAGTTCGCGATTCTCAGCGTGATACTTCTTGCCCTTCGCCTTTACATAGTCCGGATGATCAGCCTGCCATTTGCGAGCATGAAGATCAGCACACACCACACATCCGTCCGACATACGACGATCGGCACTGTAGCCGGGTTTGCACGGCTTGCCAGTGAAGTACCTGGTTAAGCCAGCATCTACAGCCTGTTGTCGAGTCATCGTTTTCATAGCTAACCTATTGATTCTCAACCATAAACCGAACCGTCCGAGGTGCAAACTACCACTCCGGCGTTTTGAAGCAGTTTACTGCCCATGAAAGCCGACGCGCGCGCCCACGAATAGTCCTGTTCCTCGTTATAACCGACAGGCGTCTGCATGCCGGCGCGGTCCATCGCTTGACCGATGGCGGTCTTGTGATAGAGGAAGGATTTCTCCGAGGTCGTGGCCTTGCCTGGCAGGTTCGGGTGTTCCACGATCAGGACGTTGCGCCACTTGTAGGTCATGGGCTTGTCGCGCCACGAAGGGGTATCCCCGGCGTAGGGCTTCACATCCACGATCTGCGCGTTGTTGAACTCGGGCGCCTGTTCGAGGAAGGCTAGGAACGACGGCTGGCAGAGGAACGTGATGTTCGAGTCCCACGGCACCGACGCATTC